GTTCGGGATGAAATCTAGCAGCACAGCTTCGCCACCAATGACGGGCATAGTGTTCTGCACACCGGCCACAACTGCTCCGGCAGCATTGAAGTTGATAGCCTTGCTCTGCAGGATGCGATACGTCTGGGTATTCATTGCCCAGAACAGCTGACCGTCGCTGTAGTTAGCTTGCACTACACCAAGTTTTAATATCAAGTCTGCAAAAAAATCTGCAGGCGATACAGCCGCCGGATCAATTGCCAAGAGGTTAGTAGCGCTCAAGTCCGTCCATGCTCTCTCTCGGTTGCCCCAATATGCCGGCTGCTGTACTTCGGCTAAGCGGGTAACAATACCAACAGGCATCTTTACACCGGTACCGTATAAGATAGCTTTATCAAGCGCCAATCCAATCCCCTGGCTAATGGCGTCTAACACTTCACCAGCAAGATTAATGTCGCTGTCCTCCAAAATGGAGTTGGGAATGGGCACATAGCCGCCTACCTTGTAACCGTCTACTTCCAGTTGATTAAATACAATATCCATCTCGTTGAGGGTGCCAACCATCTCGGTCCAGATACCTTCAGGAATGGCACCAACAATATTTTGTCTAGCAGTCCCAGATACTCTTCTTAGGTTTACCTTAGTTATTAACTTACTATAACGATGTAAATTATCTCTAAGTAAACCTAATAACACATCAGGAATTAATAGATCCCCACCTGTTACAGCCCTTTTCTGCCCTATCAAAGTACGAATATTTTGGATAAAGTCTTTTACATCTTCACGAACAATTAAGTTTTCTACTGCACTTCTGCTCATGCCTTGGAAAAAGCCTCTTTTAATCATATAATCTCCTCCTTGTACCTGTGGTTTTGCTAAGCTCCTTTTTTGACTATTTTTTGGCTCTTTACTATTAAGCTGTTCAAGCTCTCCCTCTAACTCCGCAATTTCTGCTTCCAGGCTAGCCTTCTTTTGTTTGAGTTCTTCCTTTTCAGCCTCAATCTTGCCGATTTCTTCCTCTACTGCTGCAATCTCCTCATCGGTTTGAGCCTCTGCCAGCGCTGCTTCTATTTGTTCAGCCCTGGTTTCTAGTCCCCTTTCCTGTTCTTCTAGCTCCGCCAACGCAGCTTTACGCTGCTCAATCTTTTTGGCAATCATCAACTGCCTAAGCATCTTCTTAACCTCTCTTTCAGTTTAGTTTTTCTGACCTCCAAGAGGCGCTCGCGGTGCTGCTCGACCGCCTCCTTACGGGCCTGCACCCCGGTATCCTCATAGGCCGGGAAGGTGACTACTGAGACTTCATGCAAGTCAATTCCGGTAATTGTCCACTTGACGGTTCCGTCATCCCGCCAGTCTGTCTCCTCGGAGGTGATGTTGAAACCAAAGGAGCACTGGTCCACATCACCACGTTTGACCCTCTCATAGAGATTGACCGCGTCGATGTCGTTAGGGTTGATCTTGACCCGCCCCCACAGGCCGTAGTTGTCTGTCTTGAGTTCCAGGGTTCCGGCCTTGGTCCGGCCCAGGACTAGGGTGGTGTCGTGGTTGATTAAGGCACGGATGTCATTGCTGAGCGTTTCATCAAATGCTCCTGGGGCGATTTCCTCGAAAGCCCCCGGCCACAGTTCGGTCTCACGGCCAAACACCGCAAAGTAACCCTCGATATACATCTCCTGGCCGTCAGCCTCTGCTCTAGTGGTCAGCTCCGTTTGCAAGCTCCTAGTCTGTTTGGTCGCTCTGTCCATCTTCTTCATCACCCCCTTGCAGTTTTGCTTGGTCGCCAATCATGCCCATCGGGATGTAGTTCTCCAGGATGACCAGCTCAGACAAGCCCTCTTTGGGAGACAGGCCAAGCCAGTCTCTTACCTCGTTCCCGGTCATGATTCCACGCACATACATGTTGCCGCCGACTGTGGATAGTTCTTGAATGTCGTAGGCATATAGCGACCGCGGGTTGAACCTGAAGTAAAAGTCTGGACTCCACAGCAGCTTCCGGGTGAGCTCCTGCTCGATACCCTTGGCAATCGGTAGAATGGTCGTGTTGATGAAGTTGTTGTACTCATTACGGTCAAACTTGCCGACACCCAGGAAGAAGGCTGGCACCCCAAATATCCCGGCCACAGTTCGCTTGTCAAGCTCAACCGCCTCGTTAATCGCCAAGTCCTGCAGCGATAGCGGCCGAACCTCTTTGACATCAATGAGCTCCGCTGGGATGATCCAAGGCTTACCGCCGCCTTCGGTTTCATCTACATACTGCCGCAGGATCTCCTTTCGACCCTCGGGATTCGTGAGCTCGTCCGTCATTG